CGTTAATTAATAGTAGTCATACAAATGAAGTCGCACTTGATTTGTTTGGTGGTAGCGGAACAACGCTTATGGCATCAGAGCAAACAGGTCGTGTTTGTTGTATGATGGAGTTAGATCCAAAGTATTGTGATGTTATAGTTCAAAGATATATCAATATGTTCAACAAAGAAGATGAAATATACTTAATTCGAGATGGCGAAAAAATACCATATAAAGATGTGAAATAGTTTCAAAATTGTCTTGACTATTTTGAAAAATTACTGCTTAATGTGTACTACCATTTAGGAGGTTGTATATGGAAATTAAAAAATCACATGGTTTGCAAATCGCAGAAAAGGTAATTAGGCGCGTTGCAAATAGAATTAAAGAGAGTGACTTGGATTGTGAAGTTTATGTCGACACTTTCAACAATTGCAGAGAAACAGGGTATGTTTACAAAGTTTACAGAAAAAACAAACAATTGTATATTTGGACTTTTGAGCATAGAATGAGCGATGACATAATAAAGGTTGTTTCTTTCAGAGAAGGCAGTTGCGATAAAAACAATATGTTTGATGACGAGGCATATGTAAATGGTTATCAGCATTACAAACCAAACGAAATCAAAGTATTGGCAGACGATATCGCCAGGTTAATATGCGACTTTGCTGATGGCGAATATGACGAGGAGGCATTGTAAAAATGATTGAAACAGCAGTATTTATGAGAAAGGCGAGTACGCTAAAGGAATTAAAAGAGTGGACTAAAAAGTACAACAAAGAAACTTCGAGATTTACGATCACAAAGTACATCGAATTAAACGATAAGGACTTTAAAGAGTTTTGTAAGGACTTTTTGGAAAACCGAGATTTTATCATTGAGAATTCAATAAGTATGGGGTATGACAATGACGCATACCACTGCATATTGGTATATAACAAGAAAAGCAATGATGGAATATTGGTTGAGAACGAAGGTTATGGTTATGCAAGATACACAGCAGTTGTTGATATGTCAAAGATGAACGAGGTGCAATAATGGAAGATATAAATGAAGTTATCAAATCGTTAAAAGAACTTGATAAGCAAGAAGAAGGCAACACAGAAAAAGGTGTTGCTTGTGCTATTGCAATGAGTGATGACTGCGAAATAAAGGTGGCGGTAATAAAAACTGAAAAACCAAGAGTGTACGAAATAATTAAGATAACTAAAATCGATGACATTTTATTCAAAGAGAAAATCGAAAGCAGAGTTAAAATGTATGGTAGAAAGAATACAGCAAGTTTGGTTTGCAAAATAATTAACCGAGAGGTGAGATTATTAGTAAACCAGAAGTTGTAGTTGAGTTCTTTGGCGAAAGCGGAAATATATTCTTTATTGAGTTTCAGGCAATGTTAACATTAGCAGAAAAAGGCAAAGGTGGAATTGCACACGATATACCAAAGGAAGTAAAAGAAAAAGCAAAGGATTATTACGATGCGATTACTATTATTGGGAAGTATGTTGAGTTAATACCTGCGGAGGCGGAGTTGCAAGATGAGTATTATGCAAATAAGCCAGACGATATGATAGATGGAAGTTTTGTGGCCAGTTTGGTAAAAACAGCATTGAAAAGGAGACAAAATGAAGGGTAAGTTAACAGTAGGCGAGTTAATAGAAGTATTAAAAACACAGCCAAAGGATAGTTATGTGGCATTATCAACAGATAGCGAAGGAAATTCATTTTCAATTATAATGGATACTCGATTTATAGTAACGGATGCATATATGGAAGATGAACTTGGATCGCAATATGAATATTACACAAAAGAAGAAGTTTCAAAGGCAAAACGCACCAAAAACAAACAAATTAAATCATTGTGGATGCGCGAACCAATAAAGGTTGAGGATTTGCACAAGGTTATAGTTTTATTTGGTAGCAATTAAATAATTTAATAATTTGAAAAAAGGAATGTTGGCGCATTCCTTTTTTTGTTGTCAGAAAGAGGTGATGGTTTGGAAGATAAGGTTTTATATAATGAAAACTTGGCAAATCGTGCTGTCGCTTTTATAAATTCACTTAAACATACAAAGGGTGAGTGGTATGGCAAGAACTTTGAATTATTGGAATGGCAAGAGAAAATTGTTAAAGATATATTCGGCACAGTAAAAGAGAATGGATATCGCAGGTATAACACAGCATATATTGAAGTTCCAAAGAAGATGGGCAAGTCAGAACTTGGTGCTTCAATAGCGTTATATTTAACTTGTGGCGATGGCGAATATGGTGCGGAAGTTTATGGTTGTGCTAGTGATAGACAGCAGGCATCAATTGTATTTGATGTTGCTTGTGAAATGATAAGGCAATGTCCTGCACTTATGAAAAGGTGCAAGATAATCGCCAGTCAGAAAAGAATAGTTTATATGCCGTTGAATTCATTTTATCAAGTATTATCAGCGGAGTCATATACAAAGCATGGTCTTAATGTTCATGGAGTTATATTTGACGAATTGCACGCGCAACCAAATCGTGCACTTTATGATGTTATGCTTACAGGTTCTGGTGACGCGCGTAAGCAACCATTATTCTTTTTAATTACAACAGCTGGAACAGATAGAAATAGTATTTGTTGGGAAGTTCACAGCAAGGCAAAAGATATATTAGAAGGTAGGAAACATGATCCTGCCTTTTATCCTGTTATTTATGGAATTGAGGACGATGATGATTGGACAGATGAGAAGGTTTGGTATAAGGCGAATCCTAGTCTTGGTGTGACCGTAGATGTCGAAAAGTTAAGGTTGGCATTCAATAATGCAAAGGATAATATTGCAGAGGAAAACTTATTCAGGCAGTTGAGACTTAATCAATGGGTTAAGCAGTCGGTAAGATGGATGCCGATGGATAAGTGGGATTTATGCGATTTCAAAGTTGATGCGGAAAGGTTAAAGGGCAGAGAGTGTTATGGCGGACTCGATTTGTCAAGCACTACTGATATCTCGGCATTTGTTTTAGTCTTTCCGCCTTTGGATGAGGAAGATAAATATCAGGTCTTGCCATTTTTCTGGATACCAGAAGAGTGTTTGGAGTTGAGAGTTCGTAGAGATCACGTTCCATATGACATATGGAAACAAAAAGGTCTTATAAATACAACGGAAGGAAATGTTATCCATTACGGATATATTGAAAAGTTTATTGATGATTTATCTCAACAATTCCATATAAGAGAAATTGCATTTGACCGATGGGGTGCAACTCAAATGGTGCAGAACTTGGAAGGTTTAGGATTAACGGTAGTTCCTTTCGGTCAGGGTTTTAGAGATATGTCGCCACCAACAAAAGAATTGATGAAGTTGGTGTTAGAGCAAAGAATAGCACATGGCGGAAACGAGGCTTTGCGTTGGATGGTAGATAACATATATGTCAGAACTGATCCTGCAGGAAATATAAAAGCAGACAAAGAGAAGTCAACTGAAAAGATTGACGGTGCGATTGCAATGATAATGGCACTTGATAGAGCAATAAGGAATCAGGGCAGTATTGAGAGTGTTTATAACGATAGAGGTATTTTGATTTTATAAGGGAGGTGATATGTTTGGGGTTATTTAGTAGGCGCAAGAAGGAGACGCGAGATATGGATAAGAAAACATCTGATTTTATACGCGGTGTTGATGTTGAAAGCGCAAATGCGAGTAATTCAGGTATAGATGTAGATGAAAACGAATCGTTGAAAATAACAACCGTGTATGCTTGCGTTAAGGTTATTGCGGAAACAATAGCAAGTTTGCCGTTGTGTCTTATGAAAGAGGAAACAAACGGCGATAGTACAAGAGCAAAGCAACATCCCTTATATTCAGTACTTTATGGGATACCAAATGACGAAATGACAAGTTTTACATTTAGAGAAATGATGATGACAAACTTGTTATTATGGGGTAATGCTTACGCTTTGATTAAAAGAGATAAGTTTGGTCATGTTGTTAGTTTATATCCATTAAAAAGTAAGAATATGACCGTGGAAAGAGATTCGGTCACGCGCAATATTAAGTATTCTTATTCAAACGGAGTAAAGACAAAGGTTTATACTCCAAGACAAATTTTGCATATTCCTGCGTTTACATTTGATGGAGTGTTAGGAGTGTCGCCGATAACCTATGCCAGAGAGGCGATGGGGTTGGCATTAGCGACAGAAGAGTTTGGCGCACGTTTCTTTGGGAATGGTGCGCGTCCTGGTGGTGTATTGGAACATCCTGGTGTTGTTAAAGACCCAGAGCGATTGAGGGACTCGTGGAATAAGGTTTATCAGGGAACTAAAAACTCGCATAAGGTGGCGGTTTTAGAAGAAGGAATGAAGTATCACGAGATTGGAATGTCGCCAGAAGATAGTCAGTTTTTACAAACAAGACAATTTCAAATTGCTGAAATATGCAGGATATTTAGAGTTCCACCGCATATGATTGGCGATTTGTCTAGGTCAACATTTAGTAATATTGAGCATCAGTCTATTGATTTTATAACTCACACAATAAGACCGTGGTTGGTAAGGTGGGAACAAGCAATCAGTAGGTCGTTATTGAATTATGAAGAGCGTAGTATTTACTATGCTCGTTTTAATGTCAATGGTCTGATGCGAGGGGACTTCGCTTCTAGGATGAGTGGTTATGCTATCGCTAGGCAGAATGGTTGGATGAGTGCAAATGAAATTCGTCAACTTGAAGATATGAATAGAATTCCAGAAGAGAAAGGTGGCGACTTGTATTTGCTTAATGGAAACATGATCACAGCCAATACTGCAGAGCAAAAGGAACAGAAGGAGGTAACCAATGCAAACAATGGAACAAATTTAGAAGGAGGTAATGATGGCACAAACGAAACAGGAACTTGAAAGAAGAAGTGTGATTGTTAAAGAGTTACGAGTCATTGAAGATGTCGAAAGTCCTGGCAAAGACCCTGTTATTGAGGGTTATGCATCAGTTTTTGATGCGTGGTCACAGGAACTTGGTGGCGACTTTCCGTTTATGGAAAAAGTAGTCAAAGGCGCATTTGAAGATTCGATTAAGGAAGATGACATAAGAGCACTTTTTAATCACGATCCAAACTATGTCTTGGGCAGGAATATGTCAGGGACACTTTCTTTACAGGAAGATGAAAAAGGTTTGTATGTGAGAATAGTTCCGCCAGACACTCAATGGGCTAGAGACCTGTTAGTCAGCATTAAGAGAGGCGATATTAATCAGATGTCTTTTGGTTTTACAGTTGTCTTGGATAATTGGACTATTTCAAGCGATGGCACAGATGTCAGGGAATTATTGAAAGTTAGACTTTATGATGTAAGCCCTGTCACATTTCCTGCCTATACACAAACCGAGTGTAGCATCAGGTCAATGACAGATGTTTACAAATATCATGTTGCTGACAAAGAAAAGAGAAATCGTATCGCTCGTGAAAAGGATGCGAAAATGCTAAAGCAATTAAAACAAAAATTTCAATTATTAAAGGAGTAAAAAATGAAATCAATTAGGGAAATGAAAGCGAGAAGAGAAGATTGCAGATTAAGAGCAGTTGCAATCATTGAAAAGGCAGAGAAGGAAGATAGATTCCTTACTGAAGAGGAAAATAAGGAAGTATCAAGACTTGAAGGCGAGATGAAAGGTTGGACAGACCAAATCGTAAGAGTTGAGATATTCCAAAAACCTGCAGAAGACAATGACGACAAGAACGACATTGAAAAATCAACTTCAACAAAGAATGAAGGTGAGCATAAAGCAGAGGAAAATGAAGAAGTTATAAAGGACGATCCTAACAAAGAGGAACAACGTGGATTTAGAAGTTTCGGTGAGCAAATGATGGCAGTTTATCGCGCATCAACACCTGCAGGTAGGATTGACAGAAGATTAACCACCAGATCGGCAAGCGGTTTGAATGAAACAAACCCATCGGATGGTGGTTTTTTAGTGCAAAAGGACTTCGTTGCAGACCTATTAAAGAGAACTTATGAAACAGGCGTTATTGCATCAAAAGTTCATAAAATCCCACTTACAACTAATGCAAATGGTATCAAAATCAATGCTATTGATGAAGTAAGTCGTGCAAATGGAAGTAGATGGGGTGGCATTCAAACTTACTGGGAAAATGAGGCAGATCAAATCACAGGTAGCAAGCCAAAGTTCAGATCAATGGATTTAAGTTTGAAAAAACTTACTGGTCTTTGCTATGTAACAGACGAACTATTGCAAGACGCATCAGCATTGGAAAATGTGCTTAAACAAGGTTTCGCTGAAGAGTTTGGTTTCAAAATCGATGACGCTATTTTAAGAGGTACAGGTGCAGGTCAACCACTTGGAATTCTTAACAGTGATTCACTTGTAACTGTTGCAAAAGAAAGTGGTCAAACATCAAAAATCACAGTTGCAAACCTAGTAAAAATGTGGTCAAGATTGTGGAGTCGTTCAAGAGCAAATTCAGTATGGTATATCAACCCTGAATTAGAGCCAGAACTATATCAATTAACAGTAGGCGATAAACCTGTTTATATTCCTGCTGGCGGTTTAAGTGATGCACCATATGGCACATTGTTTGGCAGACCAGTATTGCCATTAGAACAATGTGAGGAACTTGGTAAAACAGGCGACATTATACTTGCCGACTTTAGCCAATATTTACTTATCGATAAGGGCGGAATTAACGCGACTTCATCTATTCATGTTCGTTTCTTATATGACGAAAATGTGTTCAGATTTATTTATCGCGTTGATGGTCAACCAGTATGGAATAAACCACTTACACCATATAAAGGCAGTGCAACCGTGAGTCCATTCGTTGCGCTAGGCGAGAGAAAATAGGAGTTTAAGGAGAGATTATGAGTAAATATATCACTAATAAAATTAAAACAATTGTAAATGCAGGCACTTCATTTGCAAGTGATGTTGAATCAGAAAAGGTTGATTTGACAAATTATCAAAGTGCAAAAATTGTGATTACTACTGATGCAGGAACAGAGGCAAAAACAAATGCCTCTGTTGTTGCTATTCTGCCAGATAATACAGAAAAGGAACTAGCAACAATTGAGATTGCTATTGGCGGAACAGAGAATGTTATTGATTTTGTAGCAAATAAACTAGCACATTATGATGCAACAGCATTCAAAGTTAAAATCGCAGGTGTCGCTGAAACAACTATCACAGGTGGTGTGATTGTTATTTTAGGAGAGGAAAGATACAGCGAATAAAAAATAACAGGGAGGGATGAGTATGGAACTTGACGAAGTCAAACTATATTTAAGAATAGACAATGATGAGGAAGATTCGCTCATCATCTCATTACAAAAAACGGCAACAGAATTGGTAGAAGG